CCCCACGATGTATCCGGCAAACACATCAATGATGAACGCCACATAGACGAAGCCCCGCCATGTGCTGACGTAAGTAAAATCAGCCACCCACAGCTGGTCAGGTCGTTCTGCCACGAACTGACGGTTTACGCGGTCGCCTGCGGCAACGGCTTTCCGGCTGATGGTCGTACGGACCTTTTTACCCCGGAGAACACCGGCAAGTCCCATAACCGCCATGAGACGTGCCACAGTGCATCTGGCCACTCTGATACCTTCCCGTAACAACTGACGCCAGACTTTACGCACACCGTATACCTTGTGATTTTCATCGTATACGCGCTGTATCTCTTTCTTCAGCCAGTCATCGCGCTGCGCACGGGCACTGCGTTTATCCGGATGATGTCGCTGTTGCTGACAGTGGTAATACGTTGACGGGGCAATATGTAGTTCACTGCATACCGGTCCGACCCCGTACAGCTTACGCAGCTTATCCAGCAGTGGCATCACTTTTTCCAGAGGCGGTCGAACTCCGCCTTCGCAAAATAAGCGGAAGCCTGGCGAAGGATATCGTTACTGCGGCGCAGTTCACGATTTTCACGTTCCAGCTCTTTCAGACGCTGACGTTCAGCGGTGGTGAGCCCTCCATCACCGCCCCCGGTATCCCGCTCATGCTGGCGAACCCAGACACGCAGAGTCTCCGGCGTACAGCCAATCTTTGGAGCAATGGAACAAATTGTCGCCCATTGTGAGTCATATTCGCTCTGACTTTCCAGAACCATACGGACTGCCCGTTGACGGACTTCGGGGGAAAAACGAGTATTTTTAGTCATCCTGTTTACCTCTTTCTCAGGAAGTTTAGTCTCCAGGATTCCCGGGGCGGTTCATTGTGTATCAGCGCGCAATCTACCGGAATAATAGCGGTCCGGCACCGCAGCGTCAGGGCCCTTTAGCTCAGTTGGTCAGAGCGTGCGACTCATAATCGCCTGGTCGCTGGTTCAAGTCCGGCAAGGGCCACCATCCATCACTGGAGAGCATCGGCCTTCTGAGCTAACTGTATGAATCCCTGGTGACACGTCGAAACACCACGAATTTATCGGAAAGAGTTTATTCCGGACCAACGACAGTAAAGCTATCAATCAGTTTTGAGAGGTCTGAGATGGCTTTGGCTGCTTCAGGATTATTACACTCGTTCAGTTTTACATCCGCATTTAGTGCCTTAACTACTGAAGTTTTCAATTCCGGGTACTTTGATGACAGTCCTGTAAGTGTATAAGCAAGCGCTATCTCGGCTATGCACACTCTTGTTTTTAATTTTTCAAACTCTTTTTTTGAAACCTTCATTTCAGCTCCTTAATCATCGTACCGTTTTCCTTCGAGCGGCTTAGTCGGTTTTCAGTCAGTCAAAGGCTGAAAAGTCAGCTTAATAACTGCAGCATCAAATGGGCAAGTCGTATTCAGCGTTTTTTTAACACCCGTAAACCGGGTTAACAGTCTCCCGGACAGGGGGAGGTTATGGCCAGAATGAGCACACTTTCCAGCAGGCTTTCATATGGAACAGGAACAACACTTACAGGCTGTGGTATCTCTGCTAAGGCTTACGCCAGTTCAACGAAAGAGGTTTCGTGGATGCTGGTCGACAAAATTGCAGGTCTCAGCCTGAGTGACTGGGCAATCATCGTCGGTATTGCCTGCACTGTTATCACCTGTGCCGTGAACTGGTATTACCGGCGCAAAGAACGGGAGGACCGCCTTAATGGTCATGTCTCCGGGAACAAGAAATAAACTTAGTGCCGCCATGCTGGCGCTATTGGCTGCCGGGGCTTCAGCACCGGTACTGTTCGATCAGTTTATCGAAGAGAAAGAAGGTAATACGCTGGTGGCGGTGATGGATCCGGGCGGAGTATGGACGTTATGTCGTGGCGTGACGGTTATCGATGGTAAGCGTGTCGTCAAAGGGATGACGGCAACAAAAGCGCAGTGCAACATTGTAAATTCCATTGAGCGCGACAAAGCGCTGACATGGGTGGAACGCAATATCAAGGTGTCTCTGACCGAACCTCAGAAAGTGGGTATCGCGTCATTTTGTCCTTATAACATCGGTCCAGGAAAATGTTTCCCGTCAACTTTCTACAAACGAATTAATGCCGGTGACCGCAAGGGAGCATGTGAGGCTATTCGCTGGTGGATTAAAGACGGTGGACGTGACTGTCGGCTGACGAAAGGCCAGAAAGACGGATGTTATGGTCAGGTTATCCGCCGGGACCAGGAAAGCGCGCTGGCGTGTTGGGGGATAGATCAGTGAGTAAAGCATTTGCTGTGTTTCTGCTGGTGGCTTGTGCGTTTATTGCCGGAAGCGTCTGGAGCGACTGGGGCTGGCAAAAGAAATGGGCGGAACGTGATAGCGCGGAATCTTCGCAGGTAGCGAACGCGCAGGCTGCGGCCCGCATGATTGAACAAGGGCGCATTATTGCCCGTGATGAGGCTGTAAAAGATGCTCAAGCTAAAGCCGCCAAAGCCGCTGCCACTGTTGCTGGCCTGTCTGCCACTGTTAGCCAGTTGCGCACCGAAGCAACAAAACTTGCCACCCGCCTGGATGCAGCAAAGCACACCACAGATCTTGCCGTTGCCGTCAGACGCAAAACAGTCGGAGCCGATGCCGCAGTGCTCGCCGACATGCTCGGAAGCCTTGCAGAAGAAGCTAAACGTTATGCTGCAATTGCTGACGAACGCTACCGCTCGGGAATGACGTGTGAGCGCATTTACGACTCGGTGAGAGAGTCAGATCACAATTATCGGAATAAATGATGGAAAAGCTCTACCTGCTTATGAGTACGATCATGGATGAATTCAACATGCAGATGGAGATTGTATAATGAATAAGTTTCAACTGAAGGTTGCCTTAACAGATTTGGTTTATTCAATTACTGTACATAGCTTTAGTCTTTTCTGGGCTGGTATCGGACTTTTGTTGTTAGGGGGTTTAGGATTAGTGGTTAGTGGGGCTACCTCTAATATGTTGACTGAGATTGGAGGTTATATGTTTGTATCAGCGTTGGTTCTAGAGGTGGGAAAGGCTATTTTTAATAAAATCATCTGGAAACAGTTTGTCTGAAAGTATGAGTTCCGAGAATGTACAGCAGGCATTCGGTGAATGCTTGTACAATGCACACCGATACCGGTAACGCTGACGCAGTCGGTGGTGACTCCATTACCGCCAGCTCCCTGACATACTGCCAGGCTGTTCTCTGGATCGGGCCGCTGCTGGCTACTATTGAGAAGGCGAATAACCAACTGACTGGTATCAGTAAAATTGAGTTGGAACGCAAGCAACTAGGAAAAATTATGGAGTTAAAGGACAGAGACGTTAAGGTTGTAAATCATTTTAAATGAATATGAATGTGATAAATGTAAGTTGGGCTGAATAGTTTTCAGCTCTACATCATGTAATGATATGTATCTCGATAATTAAATTATTTTTTATAGATATATTTGTAGTAAGTGTGGATTTGAAGGGTATCTTAATAAAAATACCCTTTTCTGTCGAATGTTTACAAACGATAATTTTTATCCTATTGAAGGAAGTTCCGAGCCCGAAGAAAGTTTTGAGCAATCAGGTCGCCAATTGGATTTAAAACATATGAATTAAAGTCATTTATGGTCGATACGCCAAATGCATCTAGAGTTAACTTTAAAGCAGGAAATGTTTCAAAGAACATCTCATCGCTTTCAAAGCTGGTGATTCCAGTCCTTTTTCCAAGTAGGTCTTGATAGTTTGTTACGTATTGCTTGTCTGTGAAGATAACGCCTTTTAAGCTGAGGAGATCAATGTTTATTTTTCTCAAAGACTCTATTTTATCTAAGAATTTAATGTAATCAATATCATAGCGAGCATAGTATTCTTTGTGGGCTGAATGGTTTTGCTCTACGGTAAAGCCAATTAATCCAAAGTGAGTTTCATTTCTTTCAGCAAGAGCTGTCATGTTAATACCGTTTCGTATCTTATTTATGTTTCTGAGGTAATATATTAGAGAGAGAAATTTAATGTCGTTTGTTGTTAATTTAGATGTCACCTCAAGAGCGTGATCTATAACTATACTATCCTCTTCTTCTTCAGTTTGAATTTTAGAAACGATTAGCTCTTTAAGTAACTCCGATTTTTCATCAAATCCTTTTCGAGCCACCTGAGTTACAGCTTGGTTCATCGAATATTGAATGTCAGGGTCGGATAATTTCTCTTTTAATTTATGATCAAGGTCACTAGAAAGTTTAGCTGCAATCTGATTACCAAATTCTATCGCTCGTTGGTTTACAAGTTTATATGCTTCCTCTTTTAAAGAAGCCATTTGTGCTTGAACTACTAATTCACAGATAGTAACTACTTCAGTAGTAGTATTACCAATGATAGCATCACCGGTTACTTGGATTGCGGTAGAACCATCTCCGACATGTTGACCCGACTTATGATCGAAAAGACTCATTTTTTGTCCTTTTCATTAATGGTTAAATTACCACTGACTTGTATTCCTGAAGAGTTATTACCAATCACTTGGCTTATAGAGGATGACTTCTTCTTCTCACTTATTAAGTTGGCTACAGCAGTTAGAAAAGCCCCTAAGCTGACTAAGAAAGCCAGTAGAGAAGCCAGTCCATGATGCTGGTATGCCTGATACCCGAATCCGCATGTTGCAACGAACGAAATTAGACAGATTAACTTTCTCACGCGTCATATCTCTCTATAGGTTAAATGGCACTAAAAGCAACGCAGGATGTGCTTTGCTCTGAGCACATCATTGATTCATCTTACTAATATCTATTAATTAAAAGATAAAACTAGGGGGTTTATGGTAAAACAGGACTGGACAGTGCTGCAACACCAGTCTCTCGCCGACTATGCCAAAACGGGTATATCACCAAAAGAGTGGTGCTAAGCAGGGAGACGGATTAACACATCTGCACGTTTAGGTGAAGAGTGGACTGACCTGATACAGGTATATGATCCTGTTCTAAGCATTAATTAGTATAATCGATATTCATTCTCATTTGATGGGTGTAGTGGCACACTAAATTTGGCCACCTGATGAAAGGTGATATTCTCACCACAACACAAAACAGGTGACTTAATGAACAAGAAAACCAAACGAACCTTCACCCCTGAGTTCAGGCTGGAATGTGCACAGCTGATTGTTGATAAGGGCTACTCATATCGACAGGCCAGTGAAGCGATGAATGTCGGTTCAACCACGCTTGAGAGCTGGGTACGCCAGCTCAGGCGAGAGCGCCAGGGTATTACGCCCTCTGCCACACCCATTACTCCAGACCAGCAACGTATCCGCGAGCTGGAAAAGCAAGTTCGCCGTCTGGAGGAACAAAATACGATATTAAAAAAGGCTACCGCGCTCTTAATGTCCGACTCGCTGAACGGTTCACGATAGCCGCCAGACTACGTGACAGCCACACGGTTGTCAGCCTGTGTTCTGCTCTGGAAATACACCGCAGCAGTTACCGGTACTGGCGAAAACGACGCGATACGGTTAATCCGGCACGAGTCAGGTTGTGCAGCGAAATACGCCGGGCGTGGAACCAAAGTCGGGGCTCTGCGGGCGCGCGCACTCTGGCTGAAATGCTGACTCAAAACGGCGTCCCGATGAGCCGTTACCGTGCCGGACGTCTGATGAAATATCTGAACCTGAGCAGTTGTCAGCCCGGAAAACATCAGTATAAAAATGCCCGTCAGGAGCATACCAGCCTGCCGAATCTGCTTGAGCGTCAGTTCGCAGTACCGGAGCCAGACCGGGTATGGTGTGGAGATATTACGTATCTCTGGGCAGGAAATCGCTGGTGCTATCTGGCGGTTGTTATGGATCTTTTTGCCCGCAGGGTTATCGGCTGGAGTCTGTCAGCGCATGCCGATACCGCACTGATAAGCAGTGCCCTGCGGATGGCCTATGAGACGCGTGGCCAACCCCGGGATGTCGTGTTCCATAGCGACCAGGGAAGCCAGTATACAGGCCTTAAATATCAACAACTTCTCTGGCGTTGCAGAATAAATCAAAGCGTCAGTCGGCGGGGAAACTGCTGGGATAACAGCCCCATGGAACGCTTCTTCCGCAGTCTGAAAACAGAATGGGTGCCAACGAATGGTTACGCAGGCAAGGACGAGGCCCGGCAGCAAATTAATGATTACATATTGAACTACTACAACAGCGTCAGACCTCACCATTATAACGGTGGGCTGACGCCGGAAGAGTCAGAGAACAGATACCATTTTTACTGTAAAACC